CGTTCTATTTCTAACCCACAAAACGCCTCGATCAGCCACGAACTGACAGAATCGCCTTAGATGAACTTGAATCGGGAGCAATCATGACTAATCAAGATGGATCGACAATAGGAGGTGTGGCAACTCCCCGAATTCACTCACCTTTGAACGATTTGCCGTCTAAAGGTCAAGAAATGATTGATTTTGCAGCTGAGATTGGCTTACCTTTGATGGAATGGCAAAAGTTTGTTGCTATTCATGGTCATAAAGTTAAAGAGGATGGTCGATGGCACTCTCAACTTAATAATTTGTGTTTGGCTCGTCAAAATGGAAAGTCAACATTTATGATGTTGCGTATCTTGACCGGCATGTATGTCTGGAACGAAAACTTGCAATTGACATCAGCGCACCGATTGACTACATCACTTGAAACATTTAGACAGATGGTTACGATTATCGAAGGCAATGACAAACTGGCAAGTGAGATAAAAAAGATTAGATGGCAGCATGGTGCAGAGGAAATGGAATTAAAAGGTGGTAGGCGGTTCGTAGTTAAAGCTGCCAACAATGCATCTCGCGGTATTTCTGCGCCAGCCACAATCCATCTTGATGAGTTAAGAGAATACAAGGACGAGGATGCATGGTCATCAATGCGTTACACAATGATGAGCAGCAAAAACCCACAGGTTTGGACTTACTCAAATGCCGGTGATCAGCATTCTGTTATTTTGAATAAACTTCGGGAACGCGGACTTGCAGCTGCTGCGAACCCCTCCGATACGATAGGTTGGTTTGAGTGGAGTGCAGAACCTGATGCACCAATACTCCTTCCGTCTGGTGAAATAAATTGGGAAGCATTTGCCCAAGCCAACCCATCGCTTGGCGCAACCATCCATCCTGACAACCTTAAAGCCGTTCTAAATGATCCGCCCGACATAGTTAGAACCGAAGTGCTCTGTCAATGGGTAGATACAATCAATGCTGCAATAGATGCAAACAAATGGTCTTTGTGTCAAATAGACCCAATACCCCTAGATCCTGAGCAACCTACTTGGCTTGGACTTGACTTGTCGCCTGATAGAAAATTTGGCGCGTTAGTAGCTGCCCAGCGATTATCGGGGGAAAGATTTTATGTGCAATTGCTTCATACTTGGTCAAATGATTACAGCTTAAACGATTTAGCAGTTGCAAACGATATTGCGCCTTATGTCAGGAAATACAACACGCAAACTGTGGCTTATAGCAAACGGACAAGTCAGGCAGTTGCATCAAGGCTAGTTCCTGCCGGAATTCAGGTAACTGACATGGATGGAGCGATATACGCGGAAAGTTGTGATCGATGGCTTGGAGCAATTAACTCACACAGGTTGCAGCATTCCGGACAAGAGGAATTAACACAACAAACCTTGTCAGCTGCAAAATTGCCTTATGGTGATGGAAGTTGGATTATTGGAAGGCGAGCAAGTCGGGTGGCAGTTTGTGCATCTGTGGCAACCGCTTTAGTAACTTATTTTGCGACACAACCTGAAACGGAAATAGATATACAAGTCGGATAATTAGGATATATGGTATATTATGTGCTAATGGGATTATTTGATCGTTTTACCACAAAGCAGACAATTCAACCAGTAGATGTTGCTGCTGCGCTTGCACCTTACAACGCACAACAATTAGTTGGCGGAATTTTATTTGGAACAACAACTGCAACGCGTGAACAATACATGGCAATACCATCTGGAGCACGCGCAAGAAATATAATTTGTTCAACAGTCGGATCTTTACCGCTTGAACAATATAATCATTTTACAAATGAACACATAAGACCTAATCGCGTAATTATGCAACCAGATCCAAGAGTTGCAGGTTCAGCAATTTATGCTTGGCTTGCTGAGGACATTTTGCTTTATGGTGTTGGTTACGGAATGGTAATGGATGCATATTCATCAACTGATGCTTCAAGAATTAGAGCATGGACAAGAATTGCACCAAACCGAGTATTTACATCATTGAATGGTGATAGCACAGAAATTGAATATTACACAGTAGATGGCAAGCGAGTGCCACCATACGGATTGGGTTCATTAATTGTATTTAACGGATTAGATGAAGGAATTCTAAATCGTGCAGGTCGCACTATTAAAGCAGCTGCTGAATTAGAAAAGGCTGCTGAAATGTATGCAAAAGAACCAATGCCACAAATGGTTCTCAAATCAAATGGCACAAATCTAACTCCAGAGCGAATTACAAAACTTCTTGAATCTTGGAGAGTATCAAGATCAACAAGAGCAACCGCATTCTTAAATGCTGATGTTGAATTACAAGCATTAGGTTTTGATCCTGCCAAACTCCAACTTAATGAAGCCCGTCAATACCTCGCTCTGGAAATTAGCAGAGCAAGCGGAATTCCAGCAAGTTTTGTATCTGCTGAAACTACTTCAATGACCTATTCAAACATGACTGCTGAGCGAAAAGCATTAATTGATTTTTCACTTCGTCCAATACTTACAGCAATTGAACAAAGATTATCTCAAGCAGATTTTGTGCCTAATGGCATGGAAGTTCGTTTTGATATTGATGATTTCTTGCGTGGATCTGCTTTAGAGCGTGCGCAAGTTTATGAAATCCTAAACCGCATTGGCGCAATGAGCGTTGAGCAAATTCAAGAGGAGGAGGACTTAATCCGATGAAGATTAATTTCCCAATAGAAATAACAGCTGCTGACACCAACAAGCGCACAATCTCAGGAAAGATTGTTACATGGGATGAGCAGGGTTCAACCAGCGCAGGATTAACAGTATTTGAAAAAGACAGCATTGATTTCTCAAAGCCTGTCAAATTATTGCTTGAGCACGAAAGAACAAAGCCACTTGGGAAACTTGTTGATATAACTGCAACAGATACAGGTTTAGAGGCGACCTTCCGTCTGGCAAAAACTTTTTCTGCGGATGACGCTTTGGAAGAGGCAGCTACTGGATTACGCGACGGCTTTAGTGTTGGAGTTAAAATTAACGAGTGGAAAAATGTCGAAGGCGTATTACGCATCCAAAAAAGTTCTTTACAAGAGGTCAGTTTAGTAACTGAACCTGCAATTGACAGCGCACGAGTTGCTGAAGTAGCAGCTAGTGAAACACCAGAGAATTCCGAAGCAACCGCTGAGGAAACCACAACAAAGGAGAACATAGTGTCAGAAATTACTTCTGAGGCTCCTATCGCAACCGAAGCGGTAGAAGCGACACAGGCTCCAGTTGTAACAGCCAACTACATGGCATACACAAAGCCACGCGTTGATACAAATGTTACAGCAGGACAATATGCAGCAGCACAGATTCGTGCAATTCAAGGCGACAACGATGCACGCGATCTACTTGCAGCATTAGCAATTGGAACAGTTTCAGAGAATACAGGAATGGTTCCACCTAACTACCTACGCGATGTAATCGGAGTTATCGATTCATCTCGACCATTTATTGATTCAATCGAGCGCGCCCCACTTCCACCAAGTGGCCTTAAGATATTCACACCTGTATTAGGTGCTCAGGCAATTGTAGGATTAACTGCTGAAGGTGTTGAATACGCATCTCAAGATACAGCTGTTACTTTCCAAGAAGATAACATCGTCAAGTTCGCTGGCGCAAATGTTATTAATCAAGAGGTCTTGGATAGATCGGATCCGAGTTTCCTAGATTTGTTAATTCGTGAGTTAGCTGCATCTTATGCACAAAAGACTGATGCTTATGCAGCTAAGATCGCATCTGAGGCAGCAGCAGGATCATCAGGATCAACAATCTATGCAGCAATCGCTGATGGAATTGCAGATGCTTATAATGTTATGCGCTTCACACCAAACCGCTTGATGGTTGCTCCTTCAGGTGGCGAGGATGGCATCGACTTCGCTGGATTACTTGGCGCAGTTGCAGATGGTCGTCCACTATTCGCAGCAGCAGCTCCACAAAACGCAGCTGGTTTAATTTCACAAGGTTCAACAGCGGGAACAGTCGCAGGACTTGACCTAGTTGTAGATCCTAACTACACAGGCGACAATGCAAATGTAAAGCATGGATTAATCTATCCATCAGCAGCTATGAGATTCCATGAGTCTGGAACATTCGAGATT